ATAACCCCTCTGACCGAAGAGGACGGCGGCGGATTCCTCATCACGTTTCCCGACCTTCCCGGGTGCATGAGCGACGGCGAGACGTATTCGGAAGCCATTGAGAATGGCCGCGATGCGTTCCGCGCCTGGATGGGGGCCTACATTGAGGACGGGTACGACATTCCCAAACCAAGCGGCGTCACGCTTCCCCATTTCGGGCCAGCCCACAAAAAAGACGGCCCGGCATAACACCGAACCGCCTCAGGCGATTCAACCCGGCCGGTTATTCGACTCCCGGTAGGGGACAGTCAGCAAAGCCATTGGCATCTTCACCGGGCTTCCCGGCCATACCATCAAGTTCAAAAGCTACCAGGGCGATCTTTCTCCCCACCTCTCGTAGCGTCTGCCGAAGGAAAGCCGCATCATGGGCCTCATCCTTGAGGACGCTTCGGATAAAGCGAACATGGTTCTTGAGGTTGCACGACTGCTGCCACAAGGCTTCGTTGAAATTATCCATGGTGCTCTCCTATATCTCCGAAAGGTTCTTGATCCGCCCGTCCGTCACCATCCCCGACAGCGACAGCTTGCCGGCTTTGAAAAGCTCGAATCGGGTCTTGCCCAGGACGCGGCGCACGAAGGCCGGGTCCTCCTCAAGCTGGCGCTTCATCCAGGCGGCATAATTCTCCCCCGGCTTGGTCCGGTCAACCTCGGCCACCTTGAATTTCGTACTGGTGCTTCCGTCCTTGTGGTGGATGGTCTTGCCCGTGTGCTTGACCGTGGTACGGCCAGTGTCGGCCATCTCGTCGATGTCGATGCCCAGGTCCCGGAAGGTGGGCGTCACCACCGTGTAGAGGCAGCGACAACGCCAATGCGCAGGCAGGGAGGGACGCGGCTCCCCGGGCTTGTAAATCTTGCCGTCCATGCTCCCGCAGGCAACGCAGGTGCGGCCGTCGAGAACGACCATGCGCTTCCAGCCGGCCACTACGTCGGAGAACTTCTTTTCGATGATCGTTTCCCGGGCGTGGTTGCTGGCGGAAAGAAGAAAGGTCCGGGCCAGTCCTTCCAGACCGGGGACGCTGCCTTCAATGCCCTCCATGCGGATCATCCGGGCCGCTGCCTGGACGCCCTTGCCTTCGATCAAGGCCCGCCTGCCGGCGCTGATGATCCGGTCCCGGGCGCTGGCCTGGAGCTTCCCCAGGAAGTCGTTGATGGTCAAGCCCTCCACGGTCGAAGACTCGAACCATGCTTTCGTCATACCCAGAGAGAATCCCGTGCCGAGGCCGAGCGCCGCCCCGCCGGTCAACTCCGACATAGCCGCGGCTGTCTGTGTGGCGCTGGCCTGGATCACGTCTTGCCCGGCCTCGTGAAGCTGGTCGCCGGCCGTGGCGTAGACTTGTGCAAGCACCTTGTCGATAGCCGCCGCCTGGGCCTCCAAAAGGGCTTTCTTGCGGCTTAGGGGCATGTCCGCGAAGTTGTCCCCGGCATCGTCGGCCAGGGCCGCCAGCTTGCCTACGATGTCCGCACGGGCGGCCCGAAGCTCTTTTACCATGTCTTCGGCAAGGCCGGTCGCCCGCTGGTCCACTGCGTGCTGAAACTTGAGAAGGTCGTCGAGGTACTTGTCGGCCATGGCCTATGCTCGCATCTGGAGCTTCCAGAGGATGGACGCGGCGTCCGCTTCGACGTTGACGATGGTCCAGGTCCGGCCCTCGAAAATGACCTTGTCGCTGGTCTCGGGCTCGATGGCTATTTCCGCCTGCCGGATGGAGAGCTTGCGGTCGCCGGTCTTGATAAGCGTCCCGTCCACCAGGAAATCGGAATATCCCGTGACGATGCCCTGACAGGGATAGTCCGTGGTGGCTCCCTCGTCGTATGCGCCTGTCGAGGGGTTGAACGCGCCTTCCTCGGTGCGCCGAATAATGATGTCGGCCGGAATGTCGCCCAGGGCCACAAAGGCCGAAGCCGTGGCGCTGGCCAGTACGGCTCGCAGTCCCATGGCTACACCCTCCGCAGGCTTATGGAGCGCAAGCCGCCGCTCCGGAAGCCATAGGGAGCCACCAGGGCGAAGACCTGATCCGGAATGACCTTCACGCGGTCGTCCGGGGCCACCTCGATCTTGATGGTGTCTGCCTGGATGGACTTCATGCCGGCGGTGTCGGGCAAGGCCGTGGTGTCCTTGGCCAGAAGCACAAGGGCAAGCTCCATCTGCGCCACTTTGACCGCCTGGGGCGTGGTGGTGGAAGCGATGCCCGGAATGTCGAGGCGTGGCCACTCCATGCCCTGATCCGGGGAAGCCTTGGCCCCCTGCCAGACGATATGACGATCCAGGAGCACGGCGGCCGTCACCAGGGCCTTGCCCTGGTCGTCGGCGCTGGCGCTGGTCCAGGCATCGGCGTGCAGGCGGTCCGCAAAATAGGCGGCCGCCTCCTCCGTGGTGACGTAGCTGTTCGAGCCGGTAAGCACTTCAGCCATGGTTCATCCCTCGCTTAAAAAATTGCCGGAACCCTTGCGGGCGTTTTCGGACTCCGGCGGGTCCGGGTTCGACCTTTTCGCCTTGAAGCTGAGGCGCGCCGGGCGAGGTTGGCCCCAGGTCGGACGAACTGGCGCTGTCATTATCCGCGCGCTGGACGGATTATGCGTTCTTGATGCCGTGGAGACGGGCGACGGCATGGCCGTTCTGGACGGTCAGGCCGCAGTACCATTCCACCAGAATCTTGCGCCAAATCTCGGAATTGCCCTGATCATCGGGGTTCATCGCCCCGTTCTGGATGCCGCAACACCCGTCGGCCCCCATGGAGATGGCATAAATGCTGGTACAGGCGGCAGCGGCTCCGGTGGCGTCCTTCTCATTGAAGTCCAAGATTTCAGCCCCGGCCGCATCCTTGCCCACGATGCCGATGGGAATGCCGGCATAGGCCGGAATCTGCTTGCCGAACACGTCGGAAACCGTTTCCTGGGCTTGGCCGGCGGCACGCATAAGGCTGTTCACCTTCCGACGCATGGTCTTATTCATGAGAAGTACGGTCGGCGTGAAGTCCAGCCGGTCGATAAGCTCATCCAGCAGGGGCAGGGTCAGGGCATCACCGCCCACGGTCGAACCGGCGGCCTGCAACTGCGTGCCGGTGATTCGGGTTTCCAGACCGTCGAACTCCTCGGGCGTGGCGGTCGAGTTCCCCTTGATGAAGGCGGTCTCGAACCGACGGGACATGGCCCGGGTCTTCATGGCGATCTGTTCGGACAAGATGTCCGTGCCGTTCGCGCCCTGCATGGCGATCAAGGCCCGGTCGATCTTGATAAGACCGCCGCCGATCTTGAGGCTTTCCGTCTGCGGATTGATGACGCCCTGGTCGGCGGTGTACTCCGCGTTGACGGCGCGGAAACCGACGCTCGGCGGGGTCTCTTCGAGGTTGTACGAGTAGGCGTTGCCGGTGATGGTCTTGAACGGCAGGTATTGCAGCACGGCGCTGTTGGCCGGGAACAACTGGACAATGCCCTGTTGCAGGGGGTTCTGGTAATACTTGGCGCTTTCGGCCAATGTCATGGTAGCCATGGTGTTTTTCTCCTAGGCGTGGGCCTTGAGGCCCAGTTCAATCAATTGTGTGGGCGACATACCGGCCGTGTCGATGGTCGGTTTGCCGCCGGGCCGTTTGGCATCGGGGCCGGACTCCGGGGCCTTGGCGGTGAACAAGCCTTTCTTGGTGGCGTTTCTGATCCATGTGATCTTGGCCGCTGGGGGCAGGTCGGGCACGATGTCCCGCATATCCTCGGGGATGTCCTCGACCAGCTCGGCAACGATGCCGGTGAGGGTCTCTTCCGCCTGCTTTTTGGCGTCGTTCACGGCCTGGAATCGCGCATAGGGCACGGTCTTTTCGCCTTTGTCGGGGGCGGTCCCGGGTGTGCCGTTCTGCTGCTGGTTGGTGTCCGGGGTCGGGGTCTGGTCTTCGGGGTTCTTGTTCGGGTCCATAGCGGTAACTCCTCGCGTTTTACGCCCGCGACGGCGCTAAATTTGCTGTTCCTTGAGGGCGGCCGTCTCATCGCGCACGGTCAAGAGGTAGGCCATGGCGTCTTCCCGGGTCGCCAGGTCCGGGTTGCGCTCCATGACCGCATCCACGGGCGAAATGAGGCCCATGGAAAGGAGCAATTCCCAGGTGGCGGCCTGGTCTTTCTCGCTGGCTTCCGGCTTGGGGTCAGCGAAATCGACGGAAAAGGTGGCGGCATCGGAGAGCGTGCGACCGGGGTTGTGGTAGTTCCAGACGGCCCGGATCACGTCGAAGAGGCGCTTCTCGTAGGACCGCCACAGGGCAATATCGTCGGCCCGGGCTTCGGACAGTTCGGCATTGCCCACGATCTTGCTGATCCCGCTTTCGTCGGTGGGGTCGGTGGACAGGGAGGAGGCCGGCAGGCCGTTCGTCACCGCCGCCCACTTGAGGAGCTTGTCGATAGCGCCGACCATCTCTTCGATGGGGGCCTGGGTCGCCGCGAAGCCCAGCTCGCCTTTCTCGGGCAGCTCCACCAGGGCACCAGGACCGGCTTGCAGATTGCCGCCGCCCTCGGCACCGCGCACCCAGCCGACGCCGAAGCCTTGAAACTCCATGGTGTGGAGCAAATCCACCAGGGCCTTGTTGATGGCATCCTGAATGGCAACCAAGTCGTCCCCGCCGGCAATCCAGAAGGCGTCCGTGGGGGCATGGTCCCACAAGGGGATAAACGGCAGCATGCCATAGGGGTTCGCCCCGCCGTCGATCACGTGGCCGCGCCAGTCCAGTTGCTCCCAGGCGTCCACAGACCACACGGAATAGGTGATCTCCTCCGGCCGTCCGTTCTGGCCGTAGTGCGTGACCATGACGGAAAGGATGTCCTCGGGCGAATCACCCACGATCACGTCCAGGATGTCACCGGGCAGCACATCCAGGTCGAGGCGGCCATTGCGCCAGACAGGCCGGAGCATGATGGTTTTGAGGAGCTTTACGTATCGGCTGGCGGTCTTGAGCTTGATATTGAGGGCGCATCCCTCGGCAATCTCGACAAAAAGGGCCGTGTCGGTGTCGGTGCCGTCCACGGTGCGCTTGGGATCGTCGGCGTACACCCGGGCCTTCAAGTCCACGATTTTTTTGACCACATTCACAAAGCACGGAGTCAGCTTTTCCGGCTCCGCGAACTTGGCCACCAGCATGTCATGCAGGTAGGGAAGCTGTTCATCGTGG